ATAAAGACTCAAATGTATCTTCAGTAGCACCAGTATTTACTATGAGAGTCTTAGTTTCACCCACCTCTTTCTTATTAGAATCGGATGAGGTATCTGGTTCCTGTATGAGAACTGTTTCTTCAGCACCCTCCTCATATGATGCACTCTGAGCAATACCATCTCTGATATTATTATTAGTAGCAAGAATATTATTAGCATCACCCTTCGTCGGTGTAACATACTTTCGTTTTTCCTCTCTCGATAAAGATTTATACTTATCATATTCCTCTTTTGAAACCTCTTCCCCTCCTACTTTATAAGTCGAAACTCCTGTTGTCGAACTATAACTCATACTAGAACTAGTTTGAAGTTTTTCACCTCTATCTGTTTTTGGTAGTGGTGGTTCCTTACCCTCTACGGATCCTTTCTTAGTATCATCTATATCCTCATCTTCCTTTTCACCAGTCATTGGGTCTCTTGAGAAGAATGCCTTACCTATAAGTTTAACCTTATCAACTATATTACCAAACAAAAACCACTTACCTAATCCAATTGGACCTTTGGGTAGTCCCTCCATAAGTCTACCAAATCCATCTTTTATCCACCCAAAAACTTTCTCACCACCTGATAATAATTTACCAAAGTCATCTTTTAATTTCTGTCCTGCGGCTGCCATACCACCACCCATCAATAATTCATAAAGCACATCACCCACATACACACCAATTGTTTCTCCAATCAATGTACCAAGCACAGGAATAGGTATGAATGTTCCAAGTGCTCCACCTAATGCAGCACCACCAGCTTTAAATAATGCTTGACCAACTGGGTCTCCTGTCATTGCAGAGACAAGACCTACAATGATTGGTCCTAAGATAGGTATTCTTCTAGCAAATCCTTTCACTGCTGGAAGTGCAGTCTTAAGTGCAGGTGCTATAACGTTTGCTGCCTTACCAAATATCTTTGTAGCAAATCCACCAACCTTTGATGCACCTTTGGCAAGTACATTCTTTCCCGCACCAAGGACATTCTTTGCAAGGTTTGCTCCTTTACTACCTAGATTCTTTGCAAGGTTTGCTGTTTTACTAGCTACATTTTTGATTAACTTTCTTCCACCACGACCAATAAATCTTTTAAAACTAGTAACTGCTTTCCTAAGAATCCTCTTTGCAACTTTAAATACTCTAGTTATAGTTTTAACAACTGAATCAAATATTTTTTGACCCAGTACTTTCCAAATTAAAAATCCACTAACAAGATCTTTAACAACACCCATAAATGATTCAATTTTCTTTGCACCTTCTTCACCTACAGCATTTTTTAATGCCCCCATTCCCATATCATAAAGTTTATAACCCCAGTCAATAAGAGTCGTCAAACCAGTAAGCAAACCTAAACCAAGATCAAGAAACCAATCAACTACACCTGATAAACCCTTAACAAACTTAAGTAGTTGAGGTAATAGTGGTAGTAATTGAATAGTTACATATCCTAATACTACTGATTGAAAAAAGTTTACCAACTTCTGGAACGCATTCATTGCGACCTTTGGTACTAAACTTTTCACGTTCGGACCTTTCTTTTTCTTCTTACCCTCAAGATTTGCTTCTGCTGCAGCAGCATCTGCTTGTTCCTGTGCCTTTCTCTGCCTATCCTTTCTTACTTTCTCTGCAGCAACAGTACCTTTTAATATAGAATCAACTGCAATAACCTTACTCTTTATTCTAATAACATTATCTTCTATACTACCATACTCTCCTTCTCTACCAGTAAATTTTTGAACATCTCCGCCAGGAGAAGGAACTAAAGAAGTAGTAGGTCGAACAGCAAGTGCTCCACCTTTGCTTGATTCTCCACTACCTCTAACATCAGCAATCAGTTCATCTAAGGTTGGTTTTTTGGCAGCAGGTTTCTTCTTCCTATTAAGAAGTTTATCAGTGGCAACCTTCTTTGCTCCACCCTTTAATAAAGATTTTCCTAATGCTGCCCACATATTAGTTTGTTATCCCCAATGTTTTTTGTTTAGCACTTCTTCTAGCAGGATGCACTACTTGGAAGTCAGGTATCTGAGCACTACCAATAAGAGCATTAGTGCTGTCATTTTTAGAAGATTTTGATGGCAACGTAATAACTTTTACTTTCCTACCCATAGGAGGAGGAATATTAACAGACTTATCAAATGGTTTACCAACAAACTCCTTAGCCCTATTAAACATACCCTGTGCTTTACCACCTACGAACTTCGCTGCCTGAACTTGTGGTAGCATGTTGAACATAGTCTTAGCACCACCAAACATATTCTCGACTAAACCACCATTGTTAAAGTGTTGAACGAGACCACCCTTATTATATCCAGCAGACTTTTTAGCACTAGCAGATATACTATCACCCATATCACCATACACCTGTTCTGTTGAACCTGGAACTACTCTGTTAATCATACTTTGTAGTTTCTCAGGTTGAGCATAAGGATTGGTTTCCATAAACTCATCCAGTTGTTTAATTTTATCAGGGTGGTCTGCCATACCCTCTCTTACCATTTGTATTCCAGTCATGAACGAATCAGCACCCATCTTACCGAAATTAGGAACAACTGAACCATCCCACAACTCCATAGATGGCATTCCCATTGCAGCAAGTTTTTCTTTCATTTCCTCTGGTGTTGCTTGGGATGTAGATATACTAGAACCAGCCTCACCAAACGTACCAACACTATCAGTTTGTCGCATTATCTGCTGTTTCTTAGACATTCCACCACCATTATATCCACCCATTACAGTTGGAATATTTGTTCCACCAGCAGCAGCATTCATACCTTCCAGTGTATCGATACCATATTGTTGTACAGCACCCTTAGACATAACAAACTCACCTGGAGTTAGCATTGCAGGAACAGTATCTTTATTTCCTGCACCTGGAACTTCACCACCTTTATTTAATTCGATAGGTTCGGGAGGCGGTTCTATTCCAGATTCTGATTCTGCTTTGCTTACATCTGCTTCAAGTTCACTAGTCGCATCTTTCTCTGCTTTATCTAATTCCGCATCTCCTCCCGTTAAAAACTTTCCAATCTTATCTGGTAATGTTCCTAACCATTTAACAGCATCCATAATTTTAGGAAGAGCCCAAGCTACTAAGACTATAGTTCCTAATATCATCCCACCTGGTCCCAATAATGCAGGAAGGAATGCCATAATACCTGCTAACAGTACAGGCCACCAATCTTTTAAAAATCTAACGAAGGATTTAACTCTCTCTGCATTCTCTGGATTGCCAAACCAATCCAATACTTTCATTACAACCTTTCCAAATAAAATAGTTGTCAAGAAATTTACTAACTTACTCCATATACTTTGGAAAGGTGCAAGTGCTTTTGCTGATGTCTTTTCTAATCCTTTTTTTAAACCACCCTTCTCTAAACTTTTCTCATCCTTTTTAGCATCTACTTGTTCATTCTTTATACGAGCATCTTCTTTAGTATCTTTTTGCTCATCAAACTGTTCCTTTAAGGTATTGAATATTGAATCTACAGTATCAGCAATAGACGAAATAGGTGCAGCGATAGCACTTAAAACCTTTTCTGCTTTACTTCCACCCCCACTTTCACCTTGACTTTCACTTTCACTTTCACTTTCATCTGCAGGTTTAACACTTTCGGGATCAAATTTTTCTCCTTTAAATCGTGCTATTCTTTCTTCCTTACTTAAATATCCTCCCTTATCATCCTGACCCATTACTCTTGAACCAAAGTCCTTATCTAATGCAGTTCCTTTCTTTATATCTGCTGCCTTTATTTTTTTTCTTTTTGCCTTTATTTTTTTTGGAGGATCAATTAAAGTACTTACTCCTCTAGAAGGTTCATCACCACCTACTTCTCTTTCTCCTGCTGGTGTCTCTGATGCTTCTCTAGGTATATCTACATCCAATTCATCTTCTATTACATTTTCTATTACTTCTTCTTGAGATTCTAATACATTAACTCTACTCTCAAGACCAAGAACTCTTGCTAGAGTTTTCCTCTGCAATACAAAGGACTTACTTAATGTCTTATGTAACTTAGCAACTTCAACACCCATTCCTTTTTCAAGCCCACCAACTCTACCCTCTAATTTAAAATGAGGGTCATGAGCACTTCTTAAAGATTGTATTAGGTTTTTGCTACTAGCCATTCTGCTGTTGCTTTAGTTTTTCTTCTTCTAGATGTTGTTGTAGAAGACCTACATAGATGTCTCGTTCCCAAGGCATCATATTTTCAATCTCTGTCAAGCTATATTTATGGTACTGCATTAACGCAAAATTCAGTCTGAAGTAACCCTCCAGACTCATATGTGTCATGCTTACCCGAAAAAAGACGCTAACCCTTCTAATACCACTTCACTTTTTTTCTTAGTATTAGGATTGGTTACCTTAATAGTATGAGATAATTTAGGCATTGTCTCAAAGAACTTCTCAATACCTTTAAATTGAGTTGAGTTCATAGACTCAAGAAATTCACTCATTTCTTTCTTGGTACAATCAGCAGTTGCCCATACTTCTTCTTCCGTATATATTTTATCAATACAACTAGCAATCAAATCAAATGATTGTTGCATTGCATTCTTTTCATCAAACTCAAAGTTGTTTTTAATAAACTGATCAAGAGATGGATACTTAAGTTCCATCATAATATTGTCATCAAGTTTGATTTTATTATCATGGTTATCACTTTTTTGAACTTGAATATCATCCAAGTTAATAGTAACGGGGACTTGAGTTTTCTCATCATCAGGACATATAACATTAACTTCTAATTCTTCTCCAACAGATTTACCTCTGATGTTAAGGAACAAAAATTCAATATCAAATGTAGGAAGAGTTTCTACTTTAATTCCTTTGGTAAGAACACAACTCTTAAGCACTGCTTTAATAGCAGTAGTAATTTGTTTAGTATCTTCACTTTCTAAAGCAATCACCAAAACCTTTTCCTCTTTAACAAGGAAAGGTCTATATCTAATTAACTCTCCAGAAGATGGTAGCTCCAACTCATAGGTAGGAGTCGCAATTTTTGGTAAAGGCATAATATCCTAATACAATTCAATGTACTTTATTTATACCCCTTTTCTAAAACCTTGAGTTTACAAATCCTTTTGCGATACCACCAGCAATATCACCTAGAAGATCATTACCAGTTAATTTATCTACACCAGCATTAACTAACCCACCAACTATACCTCCAGCATTAAAGTTTGCTTGTTGAAGAGGATTCAATGAAGCGTCATAAAGAGAATCCGTACTATCTACAATTAGATACCTTAGATACGTCATTGATACAGTACATTTTAATAATGAAGATGCCTCATATGAAACTGGCATTGATGTTATCTGTATGGGATATGACCTAAAGAATTCATACTCTAAAGATTGTCTTCTATCTTTCTCAAATTTTCTTACCTTTAATCCTTGGTCTGCCACATAGTTATCAGGATAATTTAATCTATATGAATAATTTTTTGACTTTGCATCTATCACATCTTCATTAACAACCGACTTCATCCATGCTTCAAAAAATTTAATCGGTAAATACTCTGAAGCATCAACATAAAATGTTAAATCCAATCTATCATCAAATACTTTTCTATGTGCATATCTCTCAGTAACTCCAGTAAAATCATTATTAATTTCCATTGTTGCCAAGGAAGAACCAGGTAAAGATGCTTCCGAACACATTAGATTTAATGTGTCATTTGTTTGCAATCCAGGCGAGAGATTAGGGATAGGAACCTCTACCTCAAATACAGAAGTTAATGCTGGTCTTAGTAAATCTGATTTGATTTTTGAAACAGATCTTACTTTTCCTAGTTGTGCCATCTATAAATAATTTTTACCTTATATATTATGTATGGCCGAAAGTAAAAAGAGTTTATACAGACCATCTTTTCCCAAGAAATATAAAGGTAATCCTAATAACATTATCTGCCGTAGTTCTTGGGAGACTAAGTTCTGTGGTTGGTGTGACTTAAATGAAAACATTGTAGAGTGGGGGAGTGAAGAGTTCTTTATACCCTACCGTGCTCCTGATGGTAAGGTTCGGCGTTATTACCCAGACTTTATCATTAAAGTAAAAGAAAATACAGGTCAACTTAGAACCTATGTAATAGAAGTTAAACCTCTAAAGCAAACTAAACCACCTAAACCAAAAAAGAAAGTGACCAAATCATATATCTACGAGTGTAAAACCTATGCTATGAATCAAGCAAAATGGAAAGCAGCAGATGAATGGTGCAAAGATAAACGAATTGAGTTTAAGATTATTACCGAAAGAGAATTAGGTATAAGATAATGCCAAGAAAAACCCTCAAACAAAGAGCAGACAGAGATGCTGCTAAAGCAAGAGAACAAGATTCATTTGGATTTAATGCTGCAGCAGATGCAGAAGATAATCGTGTCAGACAATTTCTCAGTGAATTAAATAATGAAACTAATGACCCTGAAGAAATGATGTTAGAAATAATGGGTGCATTAAATGACACAGTTACTCCTATACCTGAAGTAGGAGGTTTCTATACCTTTGTATATAATGCAAAGACACCTGGTAAACCATACGATCAACATCCATTGATTGCTTGTACCTCATTAGAACGTTGGGGATTCAAAGGATTAAACTTTCATTGGAGAAAATCTAGAAACTATACATGGAATGAACTAGCAGGTCAACTTTATATCGTACAACGTAATGAACTTGATGACCTTCTTAATATACCTTATGCCAAATTCATATTCAATCCTCGCTAAATAGTTAAAAAATCGTATAATGCCAGAATATTACGGTAGTTCCGCAGTTAAAGATCAATTTAAAGCAGGGAATCTACCAGGACAATACTATACATTAACCGATACAAAGACAGGTGTAATAACTGTTAAGAGAAAGGGTACTGTCAGTGGTAATACTTCTGGGTTGGGAGCGAGTGCGTTGACAGAAACAACAATTGGCACAATAGATCCTAAGACTAAAAAGTTTTCAAGCACTGGAGGTAGTGGAACTGCTGGAGAAAATACATTTTTTAATTCTTCAGAAGGAACTACTGATGCTAGACAATCAGCACAGACAGTTACAACAAAAGCAATAGCACAAGGTGGAGATAGTTATAGAGGAGCAGTCGAAAAAACACAAGAATTATTTAAAACAAACAAATCTGCTAATGAAGAAGCCTCAGGAGATGCTTCGATAGCAGATGCAGAAAAAACACCAGGTGGTGCTCTATCAACAGCAGCAAGTAATGATCCAAATGCAAAAGGAACTAGGACATCTTTTCCTGGTGCTCGTGGCAGTGCTCCACTCACATTTCCTGAAGGTATAGGAAGAACTGACCAAGATGTAATTAAATTTAATATGCTGGAGTATGTACCCAAAGGTCTTACTTCAACTGGTGGTTCATTCGGTCCTTCTGATAGACCTAAAGGTAGAAAAATTATTGGTAGTATTGTGTTACCAATACCAGCAGGAATTGGAGACCAAACTAACGTAAGTTGGGGACCAAACTCTATGAACGTTGGTCAAATGCAAGCAGCAGGAATTGCTAAAGAATTGATGGGTGATACATCAGAAAAAAGTGCAATCGATGGTACAATAGATGCACTATCAAGTAATAGTCCTGCTGTTAAAGAAGCAATTCAAAATGCTTTAGCTGCTGCAGCAACTGGAGGAAATCCAAATGCACTTCTAGGAAGAACAACAGGTAATATATTGAATCCAAATATGGAATTATTATTCAATGCTCCTGCATTGAGACCATTTAATTTTAACTTCTTATTATCACCAAGAAATACCCGTGAATCTAGAACCATCGTAAAAATTCTTAGGTTCTTTAAACAAGGAATGGCTCCTATCAGAAGTGAATCAAATTTATTCCTCAAGTCACCTCATACATTCCAGATGCAATACCTACATAGAGGTAGTAGGGATCATAAGTTCTTAAATAAATTCAAGGAGTGTGCTCTACAATCATTAGGTGTAAACTATACACCAAATAATAACTATTCAGTATATGAAGATGGTTCAATGCAAGCATACCAAATGAACATGACCTTTACTGAAATCGAACCAGTATTTAATGATGAATTCCCAAGTGATGGCGACTCATCCATAGGTTTCTAAAATGTCAAGTTATTTCAAACAAGTTCCAGACTTTGAATATGTTAGTAGACTTCCTGATGCAGGGATATCTGACTACATCAAAGTAAAAAATCTTTTTAAGAAAGGTTATCTTAGAGAAGATATATTTCAAGACACAACTGTCTTCACTAAGTATGAGATTAAAGGTGATGATAGACCAGATAATGTTGCCTTTGATTTCTATAAGGATTCTTCACTAGACTGGTTAGTTCTTCAGTGTAATAATATTATCAACATACAGTCTGAGTGGCCTATGTCACAACAAGACTTTGACAGGTACTTACTAGACAAATATAATAACTTTCCCTCACCATTTACATCTGCATATGAT